TAAGTGGTGCATTATTATACCCTAAGAATACTGTTAACTCTTTACTAAATATCGTTAACGAGCTATGTATGTTTATAACATGGTCTTTTACATTAATATCAGTCTCTTCAGCTCCCTTTATATCTTGTATGAGTGCCTCCCTTGTTATAGAATCTGCGCTCATGTTAATACCAATACCTCTAAGAAGAGCTTGTCCAGGATACATGGCAGTCCCCTTCCTGCACTTACCACTCGGACCGACTAAGACTATATACATATTGGGATATTCTTTCTTTTCCCATTGTAAGAATACTTTCCTTTGAAGCACAGAAGCAATAACAGATATGCCTACCCATAAGCGATAGAGGTCTGGCGGCTCACTATTAAGTGTGTACTTTAGATAGGACTCTAACCAATTTTTAAGTTTTCTTGCCATTGATAAGCCTATCTATATCTACAGTCTTTATGATTTGTTTATCAACGGAGAAGGTATTACCACACTTAGGACACCCATACGTTATTTCTACTTTGTAAAAGGTATGTTCACCTCCTTCACTACATTCTTTACTAATAAACTTAGTTATTTGGTCAAGTGCCTCTTCCTTATTCTTACAACTTACCTTCTTTAAGTTCTTCGATTGCTCGTTCAATTTCTTGTCCTACATCCTCTTGATTAGTCAGTTTAATTTCTTTAACATCATAAAGGTTATAGCCAAGTTTACACGCAACAGGTATTATAAATTCTCTACCCTTACAGTTTAGTGTTATCTCAAGACTTTCCTTTATATTATTTATTATTTCTCCATGTGCTTCCCAACCAATGCTTATAGGTAACTGGAACACAAGGCTGTCGTGTACTTGATTTTGTAGTTCAAGATATTTGTATTTCTTTTGGTCATAGTATAAAGCATTTATACCATACTTATTCATTACATCAGCAACAGTACTTTGTGGTATAAAGTTATATGCCTCACGCTTAAGCGCTGAAGACCACCTGTCCATAAAGTATCTTTTCCTACCGAGTAGGTTAACAAGGCTTCTTGAATTATATAACTCAGAATCTACCCAGTTATGATATAGCTTTACTCCAGGATATGACCTATGATACTCCGCCCTAAGTAGCTTGGCTTCACTCTCAGGCAATTCATATTCAAGACTAAATGTTCTATAACCCATATCGTAGTTGAGTGCATGGTTACAAGTCTTACCCCAGAACCTTTCGCTCTGCTCTCCATTACCAAGAATACTACTTCCATCTTCATTACTTATATCGCTAACATCTTTTCTAAATACTAAGGCTGCAGTTAACGAATGGATGTCTATGTTGCTTTCAAAGGCTTCCATCATATTACGTTCTGGTGCTATATATGCCACGATTCTATTCTCTGCCTGCTTTAGGTCAACCTCATATAGTATGCGCCCTTCATCCGCCAATAAGTATTTCATAAACTTATGGGGTAGGTTCTCCATGTTAGTACCTTCGTCAAATATATTTGCACTACTTGATAAGCGTCCTGTCTTTGTACCGACAGGATTAAATGAGCTTCGTAACCTACCATCCTTGCCTGTGTTTATAGTAAGGTATGTACTCCTATACTTCGTCTGCTTCCTTATCTCTCTAATAACATCGGCTTCCCTAAAACCTTTTATAGATATTCTTCTCAATGCCTTATCATTAGTCGTAATAGTACCCTTATGCTTATAAGCAGATATACCTTTAGTTATATAAAAATAATCCCTTAACTGCTTGGTACTATTAGGATTAGTTATCATCTCGTCAGACATCTTATATACTTCTTCCCTTAGTTTTATAATACTTTTCTCTAAGCTATCTGATTCTTTTTTCATACCTTCTACATCAAGTCTTATACCTCTTTCACCCATAAAGGTTAGCGGTTCTATAAGCTTAACTTGGTTCTTATATGTATCAAGGTTCTCAAGCTTCATAATTTGCTTAAGTTGTTTCGGCAATATTTCCATCAACACTAAACTATCTTTAGCACTATACAACCAGAAATCTTTATCAGTTCCACCAAGACCCTTGAACCTTTTCTTTCCTTCATCTTTATAATATGGTTCTTTAGTATATACACTTGTCAAGAAGTCAAGACCCTTTGGAAAGTCTGGGAATGTTATGCCTTGTGCTACCATTGTATCTTGTACAGGTCTAACCCTAATACCATACCAACGGTGCATGAACATATTATCAAAGCCTATATTTTGTCCTACCTTTACAATAGCTTCATTTCCAAGTATATCATCTATGGCTTTCCATATCTCAATTTCTTGCTCTGGACTGAAGTAGTCTCTACCACCTTTTACAAAAGGAATACAGATTGCTTGATACTTGTTCTTTGCAAATGATATACAGGATAACTGTTCATTAACAATTTCTATATCATACCCTATCATACCAGCAGTTTTAGCATCATTAAGATAGCTCATACAATCTATAAAGGATGGTTCAAGTATTATCTCTCTTGTTCTTACAGGCATTCCAGGATAGAATGATTCTTCAAGAACCCTCTCAAGGTCAATGCTAATGAGGTGTTTCCATATATACATTCGCAAGGCTGCTGCAGGGTGTATTATTGGGATTATCTTCTTGCCTTCAACTAATGTGCTTTCATAGATACTACCCCTTCGTTTCGTTATAGCCCTTTGTCTACACAGTGCATATAGGGAGACAGCACCGATAGCTACTATGACGTTAGCCTTACACTCCTCGAGTTCTTCTTTAAGTTGCGCTTCATAGATTGTGTATTCTTTAGTAGTAATTATTTGTTTCTTTGATAAGTCTATGAACTGTTTTATATCATTATTTAGCGGTCTTTCTTTTATAACATTCGTTATGTAACATTGTGAACGGCTAATACCGGCACTGCTTAGACAACTGTTCAGTAACTTACCGGAGCTTCCTACGAATGGTTGGTGGTATCTTATCTCCTCTGCTCCAGGAGCCTCACCAACAAGAGCTATCTTATTGTTAAGGTCACCAACTCCTCTTACTATAACCTTATTCATTTCTTCTTTTTCCTTAAAGCTTTATCAATCTTCTCTTTAATTCTTTTATCTATCCAAGCTTCATGTGCTTTTTCAGTCATATCCTTCCACAGCTCTTCAAACCTCTTTGCAGGTAAACCAAAGTTTCTATATTGAAAGTTACAATAGTCTAACCCACTATTCCTATGTATGAAATAAAAATAAGTATCAAATATAGTACCAGTCTCTATCATAAGACTATGGAACTTAATATCCTCTTCACGTATTGAATCAGGTTTCAATGTATCTGAGACCATTACACCTTTAAGAATTGTATGATTCCTACTTCTTTTTACAGGTATGTCTCCAACGCCATCAGTTAAAAGGCTTAACAATCCTGGTCTGTCTATACTGTGTAAATGTAAAGGATTCCAGAAACTACCCTCAGTCTTTGTAAATAATATTCTCATGACTCAACCTACCAGCTCTTCGTAAGTTCCAGGCTTACCATTGTTAACCCTTAGGATATAAGCGTTCTTGTTATTCTCTGAAAGGTCATAGCCGAATCCAATGAGACCTAAGTCACTACAGGCAAGTAGACCATTACCACTACCTAAGAAAGGATGGAGAACTCTACCAGTACGACCTGCAAATGTTTCATATATCTCCTTAAGAAGTGATACAGGTTTTTCTGCTGGGTGTATTCTAGTTCCTTGACTAACCTGATTGTATACAAAGTTAGTACTCCGCCCAAGCTTTGTAAAGCTTAGCTTTGCTTGAGGCTTCCGTGCATATATAAAACTTTCATAACCCCTTGATAGCTTGAGGTCTGGATTGCGATTGCTACCTTTGCTATCCTTAACCCATATAGCAGGAACTGGTTGCACCTTTAAACCGAGTTTGGTTAGGGTGTCTACAATGAACTGATACCACTCCGCTCCGTACCAGACGATTAGCCAACCATCATTCTGAAGCACCCTTACACATTCACTTGCCACTCCCTCAAAAAATTCTCTGAACTTGTCAATGTCAGTCTGGGTATAATCCACTGCAGACAACCCTTGTTTACTATCCTTAATATCAATTGCCCAATCAGGGTCAAGGTCTATAAGTTTAATGCTTCTATCTTCAATGCCTTTAACACCATCAAAGAAGTCCTTTACAATATAGCTGTTCTCAAGTCTAGTTAGCTGATTACTTTTTGTTGTACTCTTTCTCGCTTCCTTAATAACGCTTACTTCTTTCTTTAGCTTAGCGAGACTACCAGCTTTCTTTATAAATTTAAGTGCCTCACTTTTATTCTTAAGCTTCGCTAATCCTGGTATTGCTTTTATGTAACGAGCAAGTTCAAGTTCATCCCTCACTCTGCTCTTGCCACGACCAAGAACCACAGCAGTATCTCTTATGCTATGCTCTTTACCTTCCCTTTTCATGCCTATAGTCTTATACAATTCATGTATCTCAGCAGTTAAACTTGCTTCTTCAGAATAGCTTAGGTCTTCACGTTGGATGTTCTCTTCTAGCTCAATAGCTTTTCTTTCGTACTCATCTAAGTCTCTCGGAAATACCTTTGCTTCTATCCGTTTAAGTCTAAGTTGTTTATATGCTAAGAGTCTACGACCACCGGCAAGAAGGCTAAACCCATCATCACCCTGACATACAGCTATAGGTTGGATTAGTCCTTTAGTCCTAATACTTTCCATTAGAGCCTTTACATCTTTGTAATCCTTCCTTGCTCTATCCTTAACTTCTATGTCATCAACCAGAATATTTAATAAAACACTTTCAATTCTTTTCAACCTTGTCTCCTATATCCTTTTCAAGTTTACTTATTAATTCAGATAATTTTTTCTTATCCATACCACGAGCAAGCTCAAGTACAGATTGCTTATCGCTTACACCACCAGCCTTTTTCCTCTTTGCCTTTACAACAACTTTTGATATGCGCCTGTCAGCTCTTAGTTCTACAATAAGGTCAAGCTGTTCTTCTTCAGAAAGCTTACTGAATGTAACCTTAAGATTTCCTAGATTCACTCTTGATTGCTCCTAAATTGAACTTCTCATCTATATCTTTGAGAATACTTTCTCTACCATCGTCAAAGTTAATATCCTTTTGTCCTAGTAAGACACCATTACTTATAGAATTAAACCTAATTCCTCTCCATCTTTTCTTAATGTACTTTTTTAGCTTCTTCCTTTTCATTTCCCTTGCTTTTCCTTTTTCATAGCCAACAACTCCTTATTAAAATCTTCTAACTTTATTTGCCTTGACAGTATACCATCAACAAATCTTCCTCTAATCTTATCATTTCTTAGCACAACAATAAGGTCTCTTATAATGTTCCTAAACATGGCGCTCTTAAGTCCCCAAGGGATTAGCCTTTGTAGCTCAAGGTGCTGTTCTCTTTCTATGTTTATTGTTAGTTTGGATTCATACCGAAAGTCCACTTCTTTTCTCCTTCTACTTCAATTAAATTAAATACAAATAAAGGGTTTACATTTATACTTATACTATCCTTAAGTAGCCTCCCATATATATCTTGTACGTTACCACCTAGCATAAGAGCCATATTCATTTCTTCTACAATACGTTGGTGAACATAGTAACTGGTAGATATATGAGATATGCTTACATCCATATTCTCAGCAGCATCAAGGATGCGCAGTATCTGAAGGCTTATACTCCCGAGATGTAGGGAGTATATTTTCTTTCTTTTCTTACCCAATTCTTTTTCCTTCTCTAAGAGAGAGTGTATCAGTAGCTAAGTTTACTGTTTCTTTCTTTATCAATACTCTTACAAATTCTTTAGCTTGTTGTTCTGCCTCATCTTTTGTATCAGCAGTATTATCCCCCCCACTACTAAAACCTTTACCTCTAACAGACCATCCCCACTTACCATTTTGCTCATCAATTAGAATAACTTGTATTTTCATCTTATCTTTCCCTCCTTAATAAATTCTTTATGGTGTTGCATAACTCTAAAATATAATAGATGAAGGTTGCCCATCGTAAGCTCTAATGCTTTCATCTGAACATTTATAATCTCAACAATAATATTCTTTTGGCTTGGTGGAAGTGAGTGCTTATATTGGTCAAACAAAATTGACCTTAGTGCAGTCTTTGATATTGGCTTATCCATAGCTAATCCTTTATACTTCTTCTAACAGTTTCTAAATGACTTTGTATTGTATATAGTTCCTCTCCACGTTTTTCCTTTGTTATATGCGCACCATATAAGCATTGAACAAAACACCCATATTTCTTACACAGTTTTTCATACTCAGTATAGAATAGGCTCTTTTGTTTTAAAGCATACCTAGCTCTTGCTTGAAAGTTTCTATTCTTTCTATTAAGCTCAGCTATCTGTTCTTTTGTTAAAGGTTTTCTTCTTGGTCTTCTTGGCATAGTTACTCCTTAGTATAAAGTCTCTTAAAATCCTTAACTGTCTCTGAGCTAGTACCCCCAGTAGAATATTTGTATAAGATATAGCCATCTTTAATATCAATAACTGTAACAGGGCTTTTACCAAAAGGATTATTAGGTTCTCTAACCCATACCTCACCTTTGGCAGGCTCTATTGTTTTGAAAATATTTTTTATAAAGTTCATAGTTGCTCCTTGTATCTTGTTATTCTAGTTAGTTGTGTCCAAGACCTAAATTCTCTACTATCATAATACTTTTTACCTTCCCTACCTTTGTTAGGGTCATACACTTTTATCACTCCATTGTCTACTGTTTTTACTACTATTCTATGATTATCTCCAAGAACATTTAGTGATGGAACTGTTGCTAGGTATGTACAATTAGCGCTTAGATGTTCAAAAGTAACCAGTGTAGGTAAGTATCCGAAGTGAGCAATCAACTCAAACTCTTCTTCTTGTCCTAAAGGGTAGTTACCTTTTGCAACCCTCATTACTTGGCTTAGCTCTACTTCACATACCATAGCGATACAAGCATAAACACAATCTCTATTAGTCTTTTGCTTTATTATTCTCAATGAAGCCATCCAAGCTTCAGGTCATCTAAGTTAGTTAAAGCACCTGCATAATCTTTAAAATTTTCCCAATCCCCTGCACAATTATAGACAACACGAACACAATTATAGCCTACACTAACCTTTTCATTTGTTGGAAAGTCAGGAACTTCTTTTACCATCCCATTCTCCCATTCGTCTTTGTTATACTGACTTGGTTGATAACATACTTTGTCTCCAACCTTTAGTTTTGAAATGTCTATCTTATCCATAACTATTCCTCTCTAAAGTTGTAAGGCAGACAGGATTCGAACCTGCGACCTCCCCAAGTAAAGATGTCTAAGCCATCACTCAAGGAGGTTATCTTAGATGTTCGGGCTAAATCCGAACTTGTCAACATTAAGCCATCTATGTTACTGCCCTACCGTTTATGCTTGGTTTATAAACTTACCAATAATATTCCTATCACCATAAGTAGCATCACTATCTTCTTTAAGGATAGCCCACAAGCCCTCACCAGGTAGGTCATCAAGTTGAATAGCCTCGGCAGGGTCTCTACCTAGAGCTATTACTAAGTCCTTAATTCTACGAAGCTTCATGAACTTAATGGCTTTATCATCTTCCTTTTCAGGAAGCATAAAGTTCTGAAACACCGGCGGTGCGTCAGGATGGTCATTGATTGTGAACATTATAGCTAACATAGGTTTTCCACCGCTACTATCCTTTTGTTCACAAGTTTTTATGGTTAGTTTATATTCCTCACCACCTGTAACAGGCTTTTGGTCAGGTACTTTATCGAGATGTAGGTCTAGTAAACCCATAATATCTCTCCTTTGATTTTGTTTATTATTCGTGCCATTCTTTCTCTACTTAGAGAACAGTGATGGCTTGTCTTCAGTACTTCTTCCAACTTTTTTAAGAATATGTTTAATGTCAGGTGTTTCTATTGGGTCGAGCTTACCTCCAGCTCCTAGTTGTGTACTTGCTCTATAACGAGCTTGGTCTTGAGTCAAAAGTTGATAGTCAAGACCACTACTCGTTTTCTTTGTTAGGAGTACATATTTTTCTGTAAACAACAGGGGTATCTGACTCTTCAATTTGTTATAGGTATCCATCTCCGCCCGAACCACACCGGTTAGTTCATCCTGAGTCATAACAAGATGTGCTGTCAGAATGAAATCACATGCTTGACTACTCGTCTGCTTTATTATATCCTTTAGGGTATTGTATATCGGAATGTAGTCTGATATTGCTAGTTGTCCTCTTTTCCTATCTTGCTTTTTCGCAGTTATATAGGACAGAGCATCAATGAAGGTAGTTGCACTGTCTATAGCATACGTTCCAAACAGGTTTAGGAAGTTGCTATTAATATCATCCATCCACTGACGTTCCCACCTTAGGTATTCCGTTGGTGCTTTGCTACTCTCATTCCAAAAAGTTCTTATCAGGATGTCGCCCTTTTCTATGAGGTCAGGGTATAGGGTTTCAACAACAACTGTTCCTCGTGGGTCAAAGCTATCAATGAGGATAGGCTTACGCCCTGTACATATGAGAGAGGTCTTACCCATGCCAAATTCTGACATTACCAAAGCGGTGAAGTTGTCTCCACTACTCTGTTTCATATAAAGGGAACGTATCTCCTCAGCTTTCTTGTTACTGGTTATATTTCCTTCCATTTTATTATTCCTTTATTTTATTAATCCTTGTCTCCACAAGAATAGTGAGCTTCCCCATACATAGCAAAGTCTCTTGCATCTTTCCACTCATCTTCATCAAAAGGTCTAGAATTGTTATTTATTTTTACCTGTTGTTTTTCTTTAATAAACAACCTCTTAAGTAACTTTATTAATAATCTTCGCATATGCGTAATAGTATATTATAGTCTGCTCCGCTAATTACAATATCACAAATCTCTGAGGGGTCTTCCCCATCCCATATACCTGACTCATGTAAGGCATAGTGCCAATCAGCAACACTACCTTTATAGTCATCAGGCGGTATAGCAGGAACACGGTCTTCCTTCAATATTTTTACCAATTTCATCTGTCTCTCATCTAACATAACAGCTCCTTATTATTAATGGTTAGCCTAGTTGTACGAATTTCGTACAACCAGACTAATCAGTTATTTTTTCAATCTACTATTTATTCTATCAAGAATCTTGATTGTCCTTTCTACACTGTTCTCATACTTCTGTGTAATATCACTAAGGAGTTTATAGAGTAGGCTTGATAACCAAAGTAACTCCTGACCTACATCTAAAACATTACTAAAGGTATTAGTAGCAGTAATCTTAAAGATTCCTTTTTCATCAAACATCTCTTCTATTTTCTTGTCCAATCTTTTAAGTCTTTCAAGGTCTTCTAATGATACTTTCATTTCACAATCTTACCATCAACAAGTTCAGTAGCACCTCCGCTAACATCGGCAGGATTCCATCTTTCTACTATAAATCCTGGAGGACATTTGTGGCATCTCTGTAGCGGATTAGACCAAGCATTACAGAAGTCATGGTACATACACATCCTCATAAAGTTATTACAAGACTGTGGGTTCATTCTGAACGCATTTAGCGTTGCATCACTATCGTTGCTACTAAGCAAAAGCTCCATATCAGTTATGATAGAGTCATACCAATCGTTTACCATATCAAACCAAGCTACCATACTTCTTGGAGACCTTTTTACTTGCACCCTCTCAAAAGTGCTACCACTTTTCTTAAAGAATGTACCGCTAACTGTTACACCTTGTACCCTTTCTTCTTCAAAGTTACAGTAGAGCGCATGATTATACGCACCTATTTGTACAGATAATTGCCACTGCTCTCCCCATATCTTTGTCTGATACTTGGATGTTTTATGCTCAACACTACTTACACCGGCTTCACTCTCCACGATGCTATCAAGTCTAACAGCAAGTTGTCTATTAGTTGATATTGGTATATAGCCATGTACCTCAGTATGTAATACTACAAAGGTATCTCTTTTATAAGCCTCTACGTAATCTACAATAGCGAGCATAGCTCCTTCAGGATTCTTAGGTGCAAACGTATCATCATACTCAGTACCAAAGCTATCTCTATAGTAAGCCATAAATTTCTTCACAGCATTAACAACTTCCTTTTCATCATACCCCTTATCAAGTTTAGTAAGAAGCATATGTTCCATCATTCTATGCCAAGCCTCACCAAAAACGAGGTGTATGTTAGGTTTATCTATAGTCCAACCAAGAACATATTTGTAGAAGAACTTACGAGGACAGTCCATATAGCATTGTATTTTACTACTGTCAAGGATGTCATGTGTTTTATGCTTTTCTATTATTTCAGTTGCTCTCATACCGCTTCCTCTCCGGTAATCTTTTTCAAGCGACTTACCATACTACCAAGACTTCGTGGACTTAGGTATTTTGCATTAACAGAAATGCTAGTAGCACCATTAACATTGAAAGTAATTTTTGCTATCTCACCACCAGTCTTATTAAGTGCAACAATAGTCTGGTATGAACGGTCTCCGTTTGAGTAGAAACCTATGCCCTTACCAATATTATTATGCGACAGCATGTTTGGAAACAGTTGTCTGACTCTTTCAGACTCTCTTATAATGGCTCTCATATCAACAAGCCCATCTTTTTTACTCATTATTATTCTCCTTATCTTGGTAGATGTTTAGGAAACAGCTCTAGCATTATTACTATCTCAGCAACTATTTTCTCAGCTTTATCTCTTAACACTGAGGGCAAGTCCCTGTTATCAGATATACTTGCAAAGGTAAATCTTGTCCCACTTAACTTAAACTTATCAAAATTCATCTTTTGAGCCCTTCGTTTTCTTTCCCTTACATCTTCCATTATTATTTTCCTTATTATTATCGTCTATACTGTAGTGGCACACGATATTACTAAGTCAGCTCTACCGTACTCCACTAACTGTGCATAACCCTCAAAGTTTCTTTTTAATCTAGAAACTTCAAGGTTTATAATGGCTATGGATTTGTTATCTCTACACAGTGAGATGATTGTCCACCACTCTCCCTTTTTAGGAAACTCCAATGTTTCCGATAGGGGATACCACTACAGCAGTAGAACAGGGAGGATTCGAACCTCCAACCTCTAGCATTTCAACTTACTACGACTACGGTTCGTGGGAGTATGTATGTTATGAGAGCCATACTGCACTTTACCAATTAGTGCAACTGTTCTACGTTACTTATTTAATCTTGTTTTTCTTCTTCTTCGTCAGTATCAGTATCTTCCTTGTCTTCACCATCTCTATCACCCTCATCTGCATCTTCCTTAAAGTTCTCTTCCTCATCTGGCTCAAACTCTTCTTCACCAGCATCTTCATCCTTAGGCTTTCTCATTTTCCATACCCCATTGTGATAGTCAACAAGACCTTCTTTGACTTTCTCAGCGGTTGCTCTGGGTAGTGGTTTGCCAAAACAATGGGTAGTCGCTGACTCCTTACTAACACCACATCTTACACAAAGTCCATCATCATCAAAGGCATGCTCTCTAACAGCCCCATCTTTGTTACGAACCTTAGACTGCTTAACCGCTTCAGATTCTGTGTTCTGCTTTTCAGGAACTCTTTCACTATCAGTACCTTTCTCCGATGTAGTTGCGGTAGGCTTGCGTTTAAGTATATTCTTAGCCTTGTCAAGCAAGTTTACCTTCTCCTTATTTGGAGGAACATCTTTAGTTATGCTCTCAATAGACTCACCTTTCTTTTCCTCCGAGTGTGGTCTATTTACAGCACCACCACGTTTCGCCTCATCCTTTTTTTCTTCAGCATTTTTCTCCGCTATGGTTTCATCTATATCCTTTTTCTTTTCATCTTCCATTTTATTTCCTTTTCTTATTATTAACAGTTCTCAGGGAGGTACTATAGGCATGACCATTACCAAGTCAAAAACCCAATCACTATATCTCTAGACTGGTAGTCCTATAGCAAGTAATCCTCCCCAAGCTTTCAGCTCTCTGATACTATAACACCAAGCTCCTTTAATTCCCAAAAACACTTGGCAGTAGCATTAATATCTACCAAAGCATCATGAGCATCTTTCAATTCTTTTTTAAACAGCTTAAGATATAGTTCTCCAAGCGTTGGAAACTTATATCCATACTTCCCCGGAAGTCTACAATAGTTAGTGGAAGTTTTCATAGTGCATATTTGCTTAAGGAATATAAACCTTCCATTCAGGTCAGCCCTAAACATTTCAGCACCGACTATACTAACATCAAAGTTTATATTATGTCCTACAAATCTACTAGCCCTCTTGTTTAATATAAGAAACCTCTCTAGTATATTTAAGATAGGTACTCCCTCATCCATAGCTCTCTCTTGTGTTATGCCATGTATCTCAGAGGCTTCCACCGGTATCTCAAAGCCATCAGGTTTTATTATAAAACTCTCACAATCTGTTCCTTTCTTAAGTATGTAATTATCATAGTCTTGAAAAGTCCAAGCTATTTGTACTAGTCTAGGCCAGTTGTCTACATCAGAGGCTTGAGCGTTCCACTTCTTAGGAAGTCCTGTAGTTTCGGTATCGAAGAAAAGATACTTCATTTAGTGCTGGTGGTCTTCAATGATAGCTATTACAAAGTCTTCTAATTTTGACGTAAGCGCTTGGTCTGGGCTACATGGGTCTGTTCTACAATTATGATAGAACTTTATAGTACCATCTTTAACTGATGGTATACTATGAAGATATACATCTACTGAGCCTACATACTCCCCACAATCTTTACATTTCTTGACATAAACCAAGCTACTAAAATCAGTTAATAAACTTCCAAGAGTAATCCCTGTTTCAATATTGACTATTATATAATACTTTCCTGCCTTTGATTGTGTCCAAGAAAACTCCTCACCAAACCTTTCGTTGGCAAGCTTTAGCATTTTCTCAAAGACTCTATCATTTACTACGGCTTGTTTATCCTTATCTTCTTCTTGTTTTTTAAGAAAGGCACGTTGACCTTTCTCTAAGATTGACTGTTCATTATCACTCATTACTATCCTCTTCTTCTTTATTATTTAGGAGTTCATCAATAATGATTCTCCTTTCTACATAAGTATTTTTCCGGTACAGTAAGATGTTTAGTCTGCCATGAAGTCTGCCAAAGATAGCTCCTGCTATATGGTTCATAATGTTAAGACCGCTAACAAGAATATAATCATCTTTATTACTATCCTTTAGGATAGCAGAAAACTCCCTGTACATCCTACCAACGCTATATCTATTCATTATACCTTCACTCAGGTACACAAGTCTACCAAATCTTCTGGCATCGCTATAATCATGCCCACCTTTGTTTATTACATAAACTTTTTTATTTATCATTTTTCCTACTATATTTATATAACCTAATAAACTCACAATGAAAGAGTTCATCAGTATCTTTTCTTGCCATCTTTAATACTGCGCTTATAGCTACTCTTCTTGGGTCGTGACTAAATAAAGTCATCTGCAGTGATGTTTTAAAATATTCGCTACCCTCAATCTTAGTTGGTAGCTCATTCGCCGAGTCTATTAATTTACGATATGCTGTAAGTCTCATATTAATCCTTTATCTCATACTCTTTATAGTTTTGACTGAGTGCTTCTTTATATAATTAAGAGCTCTTTTAATTGAATGTCTCGATAGCTTTTCACATTTATCTACATGACAGCTATCCGCATGATACTCATATATATAATTATCTATAGCAAACCATACACTTGATGAACCTAAGTTGTGCTTAGCCATAGCTAAAAACTGTATCATTTATTAATATCTTTCTTTAGTTGTATAAGTAAATCTCTTCTATACTTATTATCTTTAAGCCTAATAACGCCCATGTCTACACCCTCACCACTTTCTTCAAAGTGACTACCGCTTGTAATAACTTCCTTTTTAACAAGTTTATATAGCTCTGGAAACAAAACTAAGTCCTCAAAGATATCACTAGAAAACCTTCCTTTGCTTTTCAAAGTAATCCAAGAACTAAGTTCAAGGCATATATACTTACTAGGCATTATACAATCAAATTCTTCTATAGCCCAGTCTAGGTAGTCATTCTTTTCCTCAAGCGTTAGTAATGCAAGCTTATCAATTTTATTATTCATATTATACTTCTTATTATTCTTTATTAAATGCGTAATATACCATTAAAGGTATAAAAAAGAAGGGCTCAACATTTTGAAGAGCCCTTCCAAACTACTTACCGGATAAGTCTAATCGTCGTCCTGCTCCTCATCACTATCTTCTACATCACTTGCATCCTCAGTACCTTCCGCTTCCAAAAGTTCCTGCAGTTCCCTAAGCGTATTTTCTCTATCAGAAGTACTCATTTTATTAAGCTTTGTAGCCATCTTTTCAGCGGCAGACTTACGTTGACCAACACTACCAAGAGGTGGTATCCATCCTTCAAAGTGCTTACCAATCTCATCATCAGTAGCACCCTGAACAATCAAGCTGTTAATCTTATTACGAGCACTTGTAACAGTAGCTCTCTGTATCATCGTAATACAGACCTCATCACCGAACAGCTTTTGTGCATCTTTAACAGTTTCCGGTAAAGCATACTCCACACTTGCACTACGATTGTAGTCTACTGCTTGCTTTTTGCCTTCAACTGTTTCTGTAAGTGTTCCAACCTTACCAGTTATTTTAGCCATTATTAGCTCCTTATTATTATTTATAATTATACACTTATCTTAAGCGTATCTTTTCATTTCCCTGTGTAAACAAGAAATCTTTTCTCATGTGATATAACTGTGCGCCAACTACTTTTCTTACATTGCTTTCTTCAAGGTATATACTTGTCCTTTTATCATAAAGAACTAGCATTTCTGCATCAAGTTCTGTATGCTTCCTGTTGGTTTTATTTATAAGGACATCGAGACCTTTAAGTATGTCTTTAGGCACATCAACGAAGGCTTCTTTGGTAGGTAGTATAGTTCCTTTCTCAGGTATAAGGACTAAGCCTTTATTCTTTCTATTATTCTTATTATTCATAACCAAAATGTTTTTGCGGTTATCATGGTAGTAACTTACATCATATTCATATTACATGCAAGTAATATTTTTAACTCGTACTGCCACTAAATTCTATCATTTATAAATCTTTATCTACTTTTTCAATAGCTTTCTTTATTATATCTATTTCGCTGTCTGTACTCCTAATAGATTCTTCTCTTATATTTCTAAATATGTCTTTAGGTATCCGTAAGTTTTCATCCCTTATATCGTAACCTAGCATCATAAGACACTTATATGCCTGTGCCTCAGTTTCTATCTTTAGTACGTCTTCCTTTAACATCTTATTATTCTCAGCAATTTGTAACAGGCTATGTAAGCACATATCTATAAGTGCAGACTTAGTACGTGGTCTATCTACACTCAGTTCCTGCTCATATAACTGAGCAAGCTTAGCAACTACAATTATATCCGTCCTAGTTGACAGGACAATACTTTTTCTCATTTTCTTAGTCTCTTTTCTTTTTGCTGTTTCATAAGAGCCTTGTGGCAAGTACTACTACAACAATGCTTATTATTTTTTGTTGTTTTAAATATCTTTTCACAGTAAGAACACTTCTTCTCTTTCCATTTAGGTATATTTAGTGTCTTGAAATGTGAGTCTGTGGGATATTGATTTTTATAAGTCATTCTTATACCCTCTTTATAATAGCCTCCTTGTCCGAAATTCGGACAAGTAGTCTATCTGTCATTACGTCTAGTGTTCCGAGCTATATTATCTTCCTTGTTCCATTTAATATAGTCTAATATTGCATCAAGTCTTATACGCCTTTTCCATAGCCATTCATAAGGATACTTCTCCTCAAGGAACTTTTTTATTCTTTCTTCTAGTTTATTCATCTGTACTTTCTCCTATACTTAGCCGGTATCTTGAACATCTTCTTTCTAACACCGGCTGCTTTAAGTAACTGTCTTATGTTTATCTTCCTGTTGACCTTTACCTCTACACCCTTACCTTTTATGTAAGGTTCAATGATTATCTTTATACCTGTTCTGTTATCCACAATGGTAAGCGTCTCAGTTGGTGCAGTTATTCCAACTATCTTTTCGAGGTCAGTCTTTGTTAAGTATACATCATTAAACTTTTCATCAGTCTCCATTAGTCATGTCCTTTAACACCACAAGGAACTTCCTACTTTTATATAGGAAAGTTCTCTTAACTGTTCCAACAAATTTATCGGGAAGTACGCCGAATAACTCAAAACAGGCTCTGCCTTTATTTCTTTCTACTATTTCAGTTAATAACTTATGACTTGTCTCGTTATTAATGTCGTCTATTCCTCCAGACATATTATTCTCCTTTATTTATCAAACTGTATAAATTCAACATTCTCAACACTAAAGTCTTCTTCTGCCCTAATACTCAAATGGTTTTCTTTCAGCTCCTTATTATTTTGCTCAAGCCATTTTTTAAAATTATCTGTAATACATTGAACTATTTTATCACCATGATAGTCATAATAACATACTACATATAGCTGTTTCATATTAATCTCCTTTGTTAAATGTTGACTGGTATAACTTCCGCCCAAGTAATTTGTAAACCCACTGCTTACACCAATCATTTCTGAGGTCAAGCACTACAGAAGCTGTGCAGCTCCTTTTGCTGAGTACCAGACATGCCTTGTTATTACGAATATGCACTATAGGTTTATCTACCCTAGTGTGCTTTGATGGATAACGCATTATGCTTGAGACGTGCAAAAGTGCACTTCTAACTTGTTCCTGCGTTCTATATGCTATCGGTTTATTTTTCAATCCATACTCCTTAATATAAGTCTTTCTGCGATGATATTATCTATTAACTCTTCTAAATCATTATAGAAAGTTTCTTCTAGGTGCAAGTCTTTAGAACTAGCAGTAGCACCATTACTTTCTGCTAACTCTTTCATCAAATCAAGCTCATCATCGGTAGCATTTAGTAACGTTTTTTCTATCATTTCTACTTTGTTACTTGCTTTTACAATAGCTTTGTTTACATGATTCATATTAACCTCCTGTTAATCAATGTAACGCACTACAACTGTTCCATCAGGTCTATTCCATACAGCTTGTACCCATAAACCTCCTAGCTTGAACCGGTTGTTAAGCTGTGCTATAAAGGTTAAAGATTGACTGACTGTTCCAACATACGTTGGAAAGTTAAACACCATAGGTTTTTTAACCTTTGTACCATTCCAGTTTTTTATACCAAACTCTATAACTTTCTTGGTAGTTTCCTTCCAATCAGTATAGCCAAGAGTAGGTACATCAAACACTTCTTGATTATTATTCATTATTATTATTCCTGTTTATTATTAGAAGTTGTTAAGACTTACTAATTCAGTTTCATTAATCCATACATGGTCAAATACCTTTCCGAAAATAGAATTATAACAGTCTGTTAAAAACCCTGCTACTTCACTTCTAAGCTGTATTTTATACCCTGTAATGTCATCTACATCATCAGTCTTTTTAGGATTAATGTCAACAATTTTACCGCTAAAAGCTACCTGTGAAACACAACAAATAACATCCTGTCCTTTTGTGTATTCCGCAGGTCTTTTATGTTTTACATACATATCCATATTATTATTATTCCTTCTTATTGTGTAAGCTTTTGCAACATAGTTATTACATAATCCTCATTATTATAATCGAAGTCATGCAATACTATTTCCTGTATATATTCTGCGACTCGTTTAGATGAGCATATACATATTTCTTTTCCATTAAGCATTAAACTGTATCTATTTTTAACACCTTCCTTCTCATCTATAATTACATCTACCATATTATTATTCCTTTTCATTAAGTAATAACCAGTTGTCTACAATCCATTTATCTTTCACAGATAACTGTGTATACCAGTCATAACTATCTTCTGAAAAATTCATCTCCTTCAATGAACAACCTGATTCTTTATCATATGTATTATCAGCATTTGTTGGGTAGGTCATTCCTGTATCTAAATCAAGAGTAGTTCCAACTGACTCAAGTTCAATTACAGCCATATTATTCTCCTTATTATTATTAGTGTAATGGTACAGCCACCAACCAGACCTCATACAATCGAACTAGCATAGGAGATTTACGAGGCAGAATAAGCTTGCTGATGGCTGTATAATGATTTGTCAAATAACTGTATGACAGGCGCAACCGTTAGTGTCCTTTGATATGATTACAGTTTGGAGGCTATAAATATATATCGGTATGACCGCTAACGATTACAACCTGTCAAATAACCTGACCAACATAACACAATACATCGGTGTTATGCGTATCAACAATTTACGGATAATAACCGTTGGTTGCAAGACATTTACAAATGTCGTACTGTTGGTAGACAGGGTTTATTGTAGCGTTGTAACATGTTTCGTTGGTTACATACCCCCCATACACTTCCCCCAATTCATGCGGACAACTAGAACATCCTGTAGTGTCATGTGCTAGTGTACTGTGTGGTAGTCTAAATCTTTAGGGTTTTTGTTATTCTTTTTTTTTTTTATTTTTTTTTTTTTTTTTTAAAACAGAACAAGAGAGAGACAAAGAGATAGGCTGGTTGTCCGACAGTTTTGATGACATGGTACACCCCCCTGTTACCAACGCTACAGGTAACAAAACTACATTGACATCCTTTGACCCACGTCTCTGTATCCCTAAAGGTAATATTTCGTAGACTGGTCGGTTGAATTTCGGACAACCATCCTGACCGGTTGGACAAAAAAATACCCACCAATCGTTAGACTGATGGGTATTCCATTATTTACAGTTTCAAGTCAACACCAACCTGTTTTGCCAAAGCTTCCAACCGTTTCAACTGTTCATCCTTGTCCAATGATTTCCATTGGTTCGCAACCGCATTGGTTGTAATTGGTGCGCTTGGGCGATGACCGGCTGATTCAACATTGATTTGTATTGGTTTACCAGTCATGCTGTCAATCCAATCAACCGCATCCTGTGTACCAGTATCAACGCCCTGATTAACCCATTGACGTAACATATTACCGAAGTCAGTCTTCGACATACGCACTGCTTGATTGATTACATCCCGCATTACATTACCATCAAAATTGAATACCAAATTAAAATCCGTATCCTGACCCAATATTTTCATTGTCATCTTGCGTTCATGTACGAGGTTGATTTTAACATCCTTCAAGTTACCAGTATTGATAACCATATTATTATTATCCATTATTATATCCTTGTTATTATGATTATGAATTACCAACGTGATGACACGTTAGTCTGCCAAATTGTCAAACAGCCAAATTGTGATGTCGGTGTCCTGACCGACAAATAAAGTTAACCCCATTACATAATACCAGTCAAGCATTATTTAATTTATTTTCATACGCACCCCATTAATTTGCAATTCCTGATTCAATATGATATATGACATGTTGAACCATGACAGAATGTCATACCTAGTCTGCCACCATGACATTAATGACCATACACTAAATACATGGCTAGGGGATGGGTGCTTGGGGATTTTAGGCTCGGGGACACAATAACGGGTGCTCTTACAAAATTTCTGAGTTTTCCCTAATGGTCAGCCTTATATCCCCCTCGACCCTACCTTCGACAGAGGTCTTTGAAAGGGTGATAGCACCTCTTAAATACTCCCATTATTTTATTGTATCTTACCTCAAACTGTTGTAACTTCTATCACCTAAAATGAACAGTTTATACTCCACCGAGCAACTACAGAAGCAAACCGATAGACAGAATATGCTCAAGAAACTTTGGGGTCGGCACAGGGAAGTAGCCCGTTTGCACGTGCTAGGCTTTAAGAATATTGAGATTTCTGAGCTACTTGGTATAACCACAGCAACCGTTGTCAACAACCTTAACAGCTCAATAGTCAAGCAAGAACTTTCTCGTCTCGCTCTTTTAAGGGATAATGGTGCAATCGACATAGCTAAAGATATTAAAGAGTTATTACCTTTAGCCCTCGACACGATGCGGGATATTATGGCAAATGGTTCTAAGGAAGGGGATAAGTTAAAGAGTGCAATTAGGGTTCTTGATATGGGCGGACACAGTCCTGTTAAAAGAATGCTTATAGCTAACGCAGTTTTTGATAAAGATGACCTTGAAGAAATAAAACGAAGGGCAATGAAAGATGCTCCTATTGTAGATGCTGAAAGTGTGGAGATTCAAACTATAGAAGAGGAATAATATTATGTCAAGACAGACAAGAATAACGGCTGGTACTCCACAGCCAACCTTTAAGATGACAGGTACTGATGCTTCACAAGGACTAACAGCTGCTGAGCTGGTTCATCCTGGAGACTCTAATCGTTCTCCGGTTGGTGCTGTTATAACCGTTGAAGATAATAGTCTAAGGTTTACAGTAGGTGGTGTTGATGCTTCACTAACTCTTGGGCATTTACGTGAGCCTAAGAATGTAATCTACCTTGAGTGCCTTCAAGCCATAAAGACCTTTGAGTTTATAAACGCTGTCGCTGGTCAGGATGCTGTTATCATGGTAACGGTGGGGTTCTAGTTATGCGTTTAACAGGAGGTAGTGGTGTTGGTACTAAGACTACCTTAACAACTACGACCTCAGCAATCCAGACTATCGACACAGTTCCAATTCCCACTGATAAAGCTTTTAAGATTAGTATAGATGTATCAGCTAAGAAAGATGACCTTACCGAGAAAGGTGGATTTGTTAAAGAAGCAATCTTCGCTAATAACTCAGGTGCTGTATCAAGGCAGGGAGCTGTTGGTAACATATTTGACCAAGCTCCAGCAGGCTGGGTTGTAAGCTTTGTGATACTTAGTACAGATGTACTTATCAGGGTAATTACGGGAGCAGCAATTAATGTTGATTGGAAATGTTTAAGGTTAACTTTAGAAGTATAGGGAGAAGATTATGAAAAGATTACTAATTCTAATACTGATGTTGGCTACAGTCTGTGTAGCACAACTTAATGATATTCTAAACATAAAGTCCTTAGATTTTGGTGTAGAGATACTTTCAGTACCAAGTGGATACTATGACTTGCGTGAGGGTAGTTCGATTGTTGAGCATGATGACCAATTAATATATATGTCAACGGCTAGAAGTCTTGGTACTAATAAGTATTCAATTCACTATTGGACTTGTAATTATAAGACCAATTTAGAAGAATGGAATTATCGTGGAGTGGTAAAGCTGTGGGGTGCTGGTCAAGTTCTTAGACAGGGTGAAGACCCGTCTTTCTATTTTAATCCTACTGAAAAACGATGGCATTTGTATTGCGAAGATAAATCAACCGAAGCTGATTATAGGATGTTTTTGATTAATCATTATAAGTCGTATACAGAGAACATAAACGATGGGTTTTATTTTCTTGGTGGTTCAACAGGACTATCACCTTCTGGTAATGGTTTTATGCAAGATGCAGTTTACTCACCGGATGCTTGGAAGGACGAACATCGGATTTTATTCTTTGACGGTAGAATAGGAATATATAGAGAAGATATTGGTTATGCAGAGTGGAACGGTAAAAGGTGGGTTCCTAATCCTACGGCAATATTTAAGACATCACAAATACCAGGAGCATTAACAACTGGGTTAGCAGATAGGATTTATGAGTTAACCGAAAAGTATATTATGGAAATTACTGTATACATGGGATTTCCTCCGGATGGTTATTGGTGTCAAGGCTTGGCTGTTAGCAATTCATTGTTAAGCGGTTGGGAAGTACTTGATTCAGATATTCAAAATGAGAATGGCGAACACGCTATATTTAACCTATTTTATACACAGAAGTATGGCTGGAAAGCATTAGCAAATACAATAACTAGTGACAAGATGTACTTAGCTGATGTCATTACAGGAAGTGAACCGCCACCTCCACCACTACCAAATAATGATATAATAGTAGAAGATATACGAGAGTTATTATATAAGGTTGATAACCTATTAGAAGAAATAGAATAATGAGAGGTAATATGAAAAAGATATTATTTACGCTATTGTTTATATCAATAGCACTTTGTCAATTCACAAACGATATAGCTGGATGGTATGGTGGCGCTTACTATGTACCAAATGGTACGTTATATAGTGAGGGTGTTACTGTTGTTGATGAAGGTACACTTGCTGCTGAAAGTCTGAATGAAACAGACTTTGCTACTCACGCAAAGTGGGATGTAACTAATGACCTTTTAGACACTGGTGGAAATGCTGCTTATATATGGAGTCTTAATCAGACATCAACGCTTACACAGATACAAGCAAACTTAGCAACTGCTGGAGTTGATGCAGTTTGGTACTTGTTTACCTATACTGTAACAGTAACAACCGCCTTTGATGGTGATGGAGCTGCTACAATAACAACAGGGTTTGCTTCAAGTGCAGTTTCCTTAGACCTAAGTGTCGGTACACACTCTGTTTACTTTAAGTCTAAAACTACCCCTGTCGACTTTGTTATTAGTATTGTTAGCGGAACTGATACAGAAGGTACTTTCGAGATTGATGATGTAACTCTTAAGCAAATAACAGGTGGTAATGTAGACATATCAGGTGTCTTGCTTGTGCGTGGTGTTGACATAGGTGCAGGAATTGGAGCAAGTACAGACGACCAGAAAATTGATGTATTTAGCATCTCTGGTGATAATATAGAATTAAGTTTAGAAAGTGATGGTGAAGCAACTAAGACTGTTGATGTTTCATCTACTACCGCCGTTACTGCTAATAGCGCTAAGAACACAAACGTATCTACAGATTTATCAGAGGGAACATCAACCGAAACTACTGTTGATGTAAACAGTTCTGATGGTAGTAATGCAACTTTGGTTTCAGCCTCAACGAGCAGAGCAGGAGTTCTTACCAAAGCAAAGTGGGATGAGATTGTAACCAATAATGCTAAGGTTGGAGTAACTACTGAGATATCTAATCTTGTTGAGGATACAAGTCCACAGTTAGGTGGTGATTTAGAATTACTTACTTATGAAATTTTATATGATTCAGAACCAGATGCAACCGTTACTGCTAGTGGAGTAAAAGCAGTACATACTAACGGAAATGGTGGGAATGTAGTCTTTGGTGATGTATGTTATATTGCTGCAGATGGTGATTTAGAATTTGCTGATGCTAGTGTTACTACAACAATGCCAGGATTTGTTATGGCTCTTGCAACTATTTCCACAACTGCAAGTGGTGAATTTTTGCTAAGCGGTTATGCAAGAAATGACACTTGGGCTTGGACACCAGGAGGCTTGATATATATTTCAATTACTGGAACATCTACAAATACTCTAACTCAAACCGCACCGGTTGGCGCAGGTGAGCAAGTACAAGTTGTTGGAGTGGCTACTCATGCTGATAGAATATACTTTAATCCAAGCTATGTATTAGTAGAGATTTAGATGAAATTCTTACCAACACTAATATTTTTAGTATCGTTTTGCTTTGGACAGGGATATTATTACCACGTTCTTGATGAAGTAGAATATTACGATGGCACAAGCACAACACCGCATCCAGACGCTATACGATTAAGTTCTAATAGATTAATAATAGTTTATGGTGCCAGTAGCGGTAACGTACAAGTATTGGCATCATATTCTTATAATGCGGGATTTGAACTAACAAAATTAGATACTTTAATTACTGGTGATACTATTGGTGCGGGTGTGTCTTTGGCAAGAATAGACGATACACATTTTTTCGCTTATCAAGACCGAAACGCAACCGGTCACGCAAAAACCTTTAGTATTGATGGTTCTGGTGTTATAACAAGAATGGACAGTATAAGCGTAGGTGCAGTAACCAATGGTAGAGTTTCAAGGTCAACGATGTTAAATGACACGACCGTTGCGGTAATAATGGGTAGGGCAAACGATTGGGAGGGTACCGCACAGTTTGACGTAGATTTATCAACCTATGATGTAACGCAAATTGAAACTCAACATATTGACGAAACTGGAGTATCTCTATCTAATGATATTGCCGGTTTTGGCGACGGTACAAAAGCTGTTCTTTTTTGGAGGGATGCCGCTTATGATTTAGCATTACAAACAATCGGATATGATGGCTCTTGGTTGGGTACACTAATTGGAAGTCAGCTTATAGTCAATATAAACACGATACATCACGCTTTTGTATTAATGAACGATACTACGGCGATTGTGGCAACAGATTATGTAACCAACAGGGTTTATGCTACTTATTATGTTATTGAGTGGGATGCAGATGGTAGCAATATATCTACGCCGGATTATGTCGAGGGATTAGTTAAGGTAGATGGCTTTCCGGCGCTACATAGATACAATAATACTACTGTTATAGCTTTGAATGGCGCTTTGGGCGATACAAGCGCAATCGAAAGTCTTAGCTTAGACGGAACAAATCAAATTACTGCTAATAACGACCGTATAGAATGGCATCCGGCGGGTATTGTTAGACCGGATGATATTTGGGTGGAGGCATTTGATGATTCAACGATTTGCGCTATTTACACAGACACTGATAATGATATGTGGCTAACTACGATTAGAATAAGCACAATCGGTACACCGCCTAGCTTTGGTTGGGCGCATAGTGTAAGTGGAGTATCAACACCAACGGCGGTTAATTCAGCGTCAACATTTACAAAAGTAAGCGGGGTAGAATGATTTTTTTAATAACAAAAGATAAGGGGTAATTATGAAATGGTTTAAAAAGTTTAGAAAGTGGATTAGTGATTACAAAACCTATTTTGTATGCGTTAGTACAATATTAGGTTTGACTGTCGCTTACGCAGAAGGTGCTATAACCTTAGTAGAGTTTTATCAAGGAGTTATGTTAGCAATTGCTGGTATAACAATAGCTGCTAAAATTAATCGCAAAGCACCTGCATAATGTTTAAATATGGCGCAAGCTCTACAAAGCAACTGTTGACTTGCCATCCTGTATGGCAGGAAGCACTCAATAAAGCTATAGAGATTTATGACCTCACCGTTTTAGAGGGTTATAGGAATGAAGTACGACAAACTAAAGTGTTCAAAAGTGGTGCTTCGAAATTTCCTTTTCCATTGAGTTCGCACAATCGGTTGGACAAAGGTGGAAGCCCCGAATCTTTAGGTGTAGATGTTGCGCCATTTCCTTTGTATTGGGATAGCGACAGAGAACAATTCCTAATACTAGCAGGTCTTATTATTGGCATTACTTGGAGTATGGGATATAAAGCAGTATGGGGAGGAGATTGGGATGGTGATTATATTTTTACTGACCAGAAATTTAACGATTTGGTTCATTTTACGTTAGTATTAGGAACTTAGATAAATGAATAGAAAGGAAATAAAAACATTTGACCAGCTGAAAAATGAAGTTCTTGACATTAAGGAAGATGTTACTATTATAAAGACTTGTTTACTTGGTAATCCGAAAAGACCATTAGAGGAACCAGGCTTGGTTGGTGTTATAGGTAATAATAAAAGATGGAGAAGGAGTGTAAATAAAACATTAACCTTTTTAATTCCGGTATCAGTTGGATTAGCGGTAAGGGCAATTTGGACATGGATTTTAGGAGATAAATAATGGAAGGAGACCAAGTAAGTATAAAATGTACTTTAAAATTTGATAGAGTTGGTGGACACTGGGCTCTTGATAGTAGCAAGAGGATTGTAAATATAGCTTCGGTTATTTCTAGCTTTGGTCATTATATACATCTTAGACAGATTGTAGGTACTACACCAGAGAGTTTGCAGATAATACATGATGTTACTATAAGAGGATTCTTATACATAATTAACAGAAGTACAACTGGTACTATTACACTTGGAAAGTTTGGTGAAACTTTTATGTTTATGCTTAAGCCAACTGAACTTATGCTTATAAGAGTTCAGCTTTTTACCCTTATGGTTGTATCAACTGAAGTTGATACTCCTATAGACCTTTTCTTATTACAGGAGATGTAGATGGCAAAACTTGTAATAGGTACACAGCTTATATATGTACCTAATAACCTTGAAGACCCAAAGGTTTTACTTAAAAGGTTAACAAGAACAATAGAAACTAGTGGTCAGGCTTTTTCAAGAATAACTATGTTTGTCTTTGGCGGAACTATACTTCCAGCATATGCAAAGAATCCTATATCCAAAGGTGCTGATATAGGTACAATGGGTTATATGCTTATAGAACATCTTGATGGTGATAGGGTAGGTATAGGTAGCAACCCTGAAAAGAGCTGTGATATAACTGATGGTGGTGGAGGGAAACTTAACATTTACTGTCCTAGTCATGGTTTCTTTTTTACAAATGATGATGCTAATATTATACTGAATGGTTCTACCTACAGTGGATATTATGTTATAGATAGTATTGTTGATATAGATAACTTCAAGATTACTGAGACATATACTGCTGATGAAAGTACCGTTCCTATGTATTCAAGATTTTTTTGTGAGGTTAGTCTTGAGGTAAAAGACTTTGTACTGTTTAGAGTTAATAGCGCCCTGTCAGACCTTTACGTTGTGGGTCTTGGGGATAGTAGCATTATTGAAGTTATAACTATAGAGGATTAAAGATATGGCAGCAGCAACGCATGATATTATAGTAGAACAAGGTAGTGTATTTGAACTCTTCTTTGAGTATAAAGATTGTGATGATGTTCTTATAGACCTTACAGGTTATACTGCACAAATGCAGATAAGGGAAGAGAAGGACAGTTTAACTTTTATAGTTACACTTAGTGAGACGGATGGTATAACTCTTGGTGGAGCATTAGGAACGGTTCTTATACGCATCTCAGCAGATTTAACAGAGGGTCTTGACTTTAAAAAGGGTGTGTATGATGTTGAACTTGCTGAAGCTGGAGATGCCACAAAGACTAGACGAGTCCTTGAGGGCAAGGTAAAATTTAGTAAACAAGTAACGAGGTAGGCTCGTTGTCCGAATTTCGTACAACTAGACTAATTAATATTGGAAGATAATGCAAACAGATAGACAAGACTTAGATAAAAGATATATTAATCTACTTTGTGTAGAGCCACACATAACTCTTCCAGATTGTAATGGAAGTCTTAAGCTGACTGAGTATGGTCATAAAGTAAGCTATGAAAGTGAAACTGACTGTGCTGACATTAACGAGACCTGTACTATTATTGAAAAGGAGATAAGTAAAAGACCAGAAGCTGGAGACCCTGGTGGGCTTCCAGACATAGAAATACCAGATATTAGTTCATTTGCTTGTGGGGCTTCTAATTATCAGTTTGGAGAGACAACCCTTTTAAGTGATGGTAGAATGCTTATCTTACATTATCAAGATGGTAATTGGAAACGAGGATACTTATATCTTGCTTTGGTTGATGTGGGTGGTGCATCTCCTGTAGAACTTACTAATATTAGAGTAGAGACCCCAACTGGAGATGATGTTTATGCATATGAGGCTATAGACATTGTTGCTTTAAGGGATGATACCTTTGTCATAGCTCTTTTTGGTACACAGGTTGGTAATAAAAGTGTTTTAATGGTTGGTAGTGTTACTGTAAATGTACTTAGTTTTGATTACATTCTTACTACACTTGATTCAACTTTTCGTATGGACAATGTTAGTCTTTCTGGTGATGGTAGTAATGTCTTTGGTGTCTTTTATAATGTTGATAGAATTGGTTATACTCCTGATTGGGAAACTCCAGGAAACTCTGTTTATTTTAAAAGCTATTCTTATGATGGTGCTAATTTTGCCCTTTTAGGTTCATATACAGTAGCCCCCAGACTTCCAATCTCTGTACGTGTTCCTCCTGCGTACGTACCACTAACTGATTGGGATGAGTATTATTGTTGCCCATTTCCTATACCAGCTGATGCTGGATATTCTTGTTGTGTAGAGGGATTAACAGATTTGGAAGACATACAAGCTCGTTCTAGTGATATGGACTTTATGAGGGAAGAGGGTAACTCCTATCTTTTTGCTGGTGGGTTCGTTCAGCCTGTTGTTCTTACTAAGTGGATGGATTATTTCTTTTCACACTGCTTAGTTCTTCCAACTCCAAGATATAAAGAGATACTTATAAATGTTTCTTTTAAGGTTAATAAAAGTGGTGGAGTTACTATTACTGAATTTACTCCTCATCGTTTTTGTCTGGCTCAAGGAAGTAGATTAGAGTGTATTGCTATAGCTCCATCTAAGCTTATTACATTAGTACAAAGACCACTTGCTTATATGCCTGAGGGTTATGATGAGAGAATATATGTTATGGGCTTTGAAATAGACAATGCTGGTGGGATGTATGCTGGTAATAGAATTAAAAGTCTTAAAATTGATGAAAATAGCGCAGCAAGTCATGCTTATCGAATAGATGATGAAAGGTTTGCTGTAGCAGTATCAGATGGTAATGCTAAGGTCTATCCTATGGCATGGACAGATAATTACTTTGGTGTTTTTGCTGATATATATACAGTAGACTTATCACCCCAAGCTACTCCCGTTATTTTATCAGGAGAAAGAATACAAGATGGAAGGCTTTGTGTAAATAGTACTCGTACTCCTGGATTTGCCGGTGTACTTTGTTTATTGGATGTTAGCGATGTATAACGACGCATTTAATCCAAGAAAGTTTACTAAGGATAGTGAGCTTCAAGATATTTTGATGGACTCTTATAGGAGTACAAAAGTATATTGCGAAGTATTCCACCCAGATATATTTTACCAACCTTTTGGAAGGCTTCATGATGATATATTTGAACTTATAGATGACCCTAAGGCTAAGAAGAAAGTATTAGCAGCTCCTCGTGGTCTTGGTAAGACAAGTGTTGCTCGAGCGATTGGCTCTAAAAAGATACTGTTTAGAGATATACACTTTTTACCTTATATCTCAAAGAGTGAAGGTCATGCAATGCTTCAGACAGAAAATATTAAAAGAGAGTTGCTGTCTAATGATATGATTAGGAAAGTATTTGGTAGCATAAAGATATCTGATAGCCCTAGAGATATTCCTGAAGAATTTAGTAAGAAGTCATGGGTTGCACTTGGTAGCACTATTGTAGTACCTCGTGGTAGTGGTCAACAGGTTCGTGGTCTTAACTGGATTAAGTATAGACCGGACTATATGATAATTGACGACCTTGAGGATGATGATACTATTGATAATGAAAGGATTAGACAGGATAGACGGATATGGTACTATGGTTCAGTAGAAAAAGCAGTACCACAGTATCCAGGAGTACATTGGGAAATCTTCTATGTTGATACAATTAAGCACGAGGATGCACTTATAGTTGAATTGTTGGATGACCCAGATTATGAGTCAGTAATACTTTCAGTTTGTGATGATGAGTATAAAACGAATGACCCAGTTTTTGCTCCACAAATAACTCTTGATAAAGAAATAAATAGACATAGGGAACAAGGAACACTTGACCTGTTTGCAAGAGAAAGAATGTCAATGCCTGTATCTAAAGAGGATGCAGCTTTTAAGTCTGATATGTTTCAATATTATGATGAGACAGACGAGAAGTTTATAGAGCGGTTACCTTATATTAGAAACATTGTCCTTGTAGACCCTGCTAAGACAGCAAAGATGCACAGTAAAGAAAGTGGTATATTTGTCTGGGGTATAGATGTAGAGACTAATGCTATGTATGTAAGGGAAGCAAGGGGAGAAAAACATCACCCAGACACTTTGATAACAGATACGTTTGGAACGGCTCTTAGATATAAGGCTCATATTATAGCTGTAGAAGAATCTGGACTTAATGAGTATATAACCTTTCCATTTGAGAATGAAGCTCACAGGAGAGGACATAATTTTCAATTTATTTGGCTTAATGCTAAAGCTGGTAAGGGGGAGTTTAGTGGTATTGGTGGTGGGAAGAAAGGTAGAGTAGCAGGTCTTATACCTTTCTACAGACAAGGTCTTGTTTTTCATAATAGAGCTAATTGTGGTCGTTATGAACAGCAACTGTTATACTACCCTAAGAGTAAGCTGTGGGATATTATGGATGCTGGTGCTTATATAGTAGAAATTCTTGAAGAGTACCATATGTTCTTTATGCCTGTAACACAGATTACTGAAGGTAAAGGAATAGATAGTGAGTATAAACAATTAGAAAGTGAAAACCTTGAAGAGATAATCTATGATGATACTGATGATGTTAATAGAATATTTAGTGGTGATAATAGATATTAGGATATAGGAAAAATATGGCAATTAATACACTTAGTTTAGACTTAGGATATAGTTACCCGAAAGGGCTTGACCTAAGACCTGGCTCTGAGTTACATGATAGAATTATTAAGAATGTTATGGCTAGAGCTAAAGAATCCTATGGTGAGATTAGTAAGAAACATGCTAACTGGAATATTATAGAAAATTCGTTGAATGTCTTTATAAGACCTGAGGAAGATAAAAAGTGGAAAGACCTTAATAAGACAGCACCAATAGTTATACCAATATCTTACGCTACGCTCGAGACGTTACTGACGCATTTTGTAGCAACTTTTCTTAATGGTACAGTATTTAAGTATGAAGGAAGGTCTCCAGAGGACGCTATTAAAGCTGGACTCTTAGAGCATGTAGTACAAGCACAGGTAATGAAAAGTAAGATGGGACTTAATCTACATACACAATGGAGAGATGCCTTTTCTAAGGGGTTCGGTATCCTGTTCCCACGTTGGTTAGTAGAAAGAGGACTAAGGCATATAGTTAAAGAGAAAAATATATTTAGTCGTATAGGTAGAAAGTTTTTAGGTACTGAAGCTAGCCTAGATGTAGAAGAAGTCGTATTGTTTGAAGGTAATGAACTTGTTAATGTAGACCCTTATTACTATTTGCCTGATATAAACTATCCAATACATGAACCTAATAGAGGTGAGTATCAAGGTTGGCTTGAAACGGCTAGTTATCAAGCTTTACTAAACGATGAAGAATTTAATGAAAACCTGTTTAATATGGAATATCTTAAGGAGATGACTGTTGGTTACTCAAGCATTATTGGTAAAATTGAAACAGCTAAAGGCAGTAAGAGACGTGAGACAACAAGAAAGAATTGGGATGTTACTTCTCCGGTTGACCTTATACATATGTTTGTAGACCTTGTACCAGCTAGTGATGATTGGCAATTAGGAAAAAGTGAAAAGTTAGAAAAGTGGAAGTTTACTGTAGGCGCTGATACTGTAGTTCATGAGGCACGACCAGCTAACCTTAATCATAATAAGTTTCCTGGAGTAGTCTGTGCTCCTGAGTATGATGGTTACTCATTTGACCCAATATCTAAGCTTGAGCTTATACAGGGTATGCAGGAATCTGTAGATTGGTTGTTTAGTAGTCATATAGCTAATGTAAGGAAAGCAATAAACGACATGCTTATTGTTGACCCTTCACTTATTAATATGAATGATTTACTGTCTCCGAGAGCTGGTAAGATTATACGAACAAGACGGAGCTATTGGGGTAGAGGAGTTGAGAACCTTGTCAAACAATTAGATGTTTTAGATGTAACTCAGGGTCATATGAAAGACGCAGGAGCTCTTATGGACATAGTACATAAGGTTAGTGCAACAAGTGATATGTCAGAGGGTACTCCTATGAGAGCAGGTGAAAGAATTAGTGCAACTGAAGTAAGCGGTATTAGTCGTGGTGTTCTTAACAGACTTGGTAAAGCTGCTAAGATAGTTGGTATGCAGAGTATGCAAGACCTTGCCTATATAATTGCTTTCCAAACTCAACAGTTTATGGAAGAAGAAACTTGGGTTAAGCTTACAGGAACTCTTAAGGAGACTCTTGAGAAACAATATGGATGGAAGGCAAATAGTATAAATGTACTTCCAGAAGATGTACTTATAAACTTTGATATTGTTCCTTATGATGGAAGTACTCCTGGAAGTGAGGACGTAAAGGCTTGGACACAGCTTTGGCAAGTGTTTGGAACAAGTCCAGAGCTTGCTGCAGAGTTTGACATAGTAAGAATTTTTAAACATATAGCTTTCCAAATGGGAGCTAAAAATGTAGATGATTTTATCAGGTCTAATGCTAGAGTAAGACCAGAGATTAAATCTGATGAAGATGTAGAAAAAGAAGTAAAGAAAGGTAACCTTAAGAAGGTTCCGAAATAGGAGCAGGTTAATGGCTAAAGAAATAAAGAAGGAAATAACTGTTACAAAGGGTGAATTAAAGAGTCTCGAAGTAAACAATGTATGGAGAGCTATAGTTCAATTATATACTGAAAGGAAAGTTATTCTAACGCAAGAACTTTTAGCAACTGAAAGTGTATATGATATGAAAAGAGTACAGGGTGAACTAAGTGAGATAGATTTCTTCCTCAGTTTACCTGATAGATTTACTGAGGAAACTGATTTACCCATTGAAGAAGAAGAAAAAGATGAAAGTAAAAGGAGCTAAGTTATGGCAAAAGAAAATGTAGAAGAATCAACCAAAGCAGGTGTGGAGGATATGTTGGAAAACTATACTCCTGCAAAAGCAGCAGATATTAAGAAGGCTGATGAAGATGATACTGATACTGATGATAAAAAGAAGGACACTGATGATAAAAAGAAAGATGATGATAAAGACCTAGATACTGATGTAGATGATAAAGACGAGGACGAGGATACTGATGAAGACGAAGACGATGATGATGAAGAAGATGGGGATGAAGATGAAGATGCTGACGAAGATGATGACGAGGAAGGAGAAGATGATGATGAAGATGAGGAAGAAGACGAAGAAGATGATGATAAGAAAAAGAAAGATGCTAAAAAGACAAAGAAGAAACCTAAAGAGCATTCTGCACTAGCTGATATTATAGCTAATATTAGAGAAGGTACTTACAAGAAGGGTAAAGATACTGATGATAAAGATGAAGATGAGGAAGAAGAAGAACCTGAGAAGAAGCCGGTTAAGAAAGGTAAGACCTATGATTTAATATCTCAGGAAGTGCTTGATAAAAGTGAAGGTGTTTTAACTGCTGAGATGCTTAACGAATTTGGTACAAGTATCATAAATGCTGCTATTCAAGGTTCACTTAGAGCTACACCATTGGTTGTAGGTAAGCAGATAAAAAGACAGAGGATGTTTGATAACCTCGTTGACGCTTTTTATACTGATAATGAAGACTTGCTGAAACATAAACCTTATGTTAGTTTTACAGCCGGTCAGTTAGCATCTAAACATCCTGATTGGGATGAAACAAAGATTTTTGAGAACCTAGCCTCGGCATCGAGGAAGGGTCTTGGAATAAAGGAGCAAGCAAGGAAAGTTGAAGATAAAAGAACGAAAAAGAAACCAGCTCTTCCGGATAAGACTAGAACAAAGAGGAGACGCAAAGGTAATAAGGATGATAAGCGTACTCCTATTCAACAGGACATTGATACACTAATGGATTGAGAGGAAAAACCATATGTTTAATGACAAAATAACTCGTTTTAATTTAGACGAGGTAAAACAGAAGACGGTATTACCAGAAGCTGCTTTGTCTCTTAGTTTAGGAGAACAAGTAGTTAGGGCTAAAACCACTTCTGGTGGCGCAGCCTTTACAATAACACTTCCGAGTGTTGTTGAGGCGGCTGGACAACTCTACTCTATTACTATGGTTAGCAGAGATGCAGCTAAGGATATTACTGTCGAGGATTTAGATGGAGACGCTGGTCTTAGTGATGTTGTACTTGACCTAGCAGCTGAGCATGTAATCCTCCTAAGTGATGGATATACTTGGGCTCTTATCTTTGACAACAGATAGAGTATTAACTAATTTAATTAACTAACTAAAAGGAAAAGTAATATGCCATTTTTAGGAATGAGAGGCACTGGAGACTGGGAAACAGACCAGCGCCCTGAAGACTATAGGCAGCTTATGCTTTACCTTTACCCTAATGGAATGATGCCTATTACAGGTATTATGTCTAAGGGTAAAAAAGAAGAGTCTAAAGACCCATCAATAAACTGGTGGACTAAAGACCTTGCTGCTCAAGCAGGAACAATAACGGACATTTTCACAGATGCTGCTATGACTAGTTCATACACTACAGGCGGAGTGGAAGATGATATATTGTTCGTTAAGGTTGCACTTGCAACAGCAGAGCATATCCGCAAAGGACATCAGGTTGCCTTACGTGATTCTGACTATATTGATGTAGACGTTAATGCGAAAGTATTAGAGTCTCTACGAAATGGTTCAGATTCTCGTATAACAGTAAAGCTGTTAGAAGATGATGATAATGGAGCGACTAAGGACTTATCAGATGCTGACCGCATTTTGATAATTGGTAACATAAATCCAGAAGGTGGATTTATGCCTGACGCTATTTCTTACAATCCTGTTAAGTATAACAACTTACATGCGATTGCAAGAACACCACTGTCTATCACTCGTACAGCTCGTAAGACCAAGTTAAGAACGGTTGACCAATACAAAGAATCAAAAAGGGAAGCCCTTGAGATTCATGGTATTGAAATGGAGAACCAGTTCTTCTGGTCTGTGAAAAGCGAAAGCATCGGAGAAAATGGAAAGCCTGAACGCTCAATGGATGGGGTACGCTCCTTTATCTCTAAGTATGCTTCTGACAACATAGATGATTACAGATATAACACTGATTTTAGTGGCGATAGCTGGTTAACAAGTGGAGAAGAATGGGTTGATGACCAACTAGAGCAGTTGTATAAATATGGTACTCAAGATAAGGTAGGGGTTTGTGGTTCAGGAGTACTCTCAGCAATTAACAAGCTTGCTAAGAATAGTGGTAACTTTACGCTTAAAGCCCGTCAGAAAGAGTACGGTATTGCGGTTGTTGATTGGGTAACTCCCTTCGGGATATTACCTTTAAAGACACATCCGTTGTTTAGCCGAGAGGCAACAACAACCAATATCATGTTTATACTTGATATGCCTAACCTAATCTACCGATATATTGATGATACATTCTTCAAGGCAGACGATAGTGAACGCAAAGGCGGACACGTTGGTAAGGATGCGACGGATGAAGAGTTCCTGACTGAGTGGTCTCTAGAACTTCATGAGGCTCGAGGTCATGGTTTGTTATCTGGTTTTGGCTTTGATAACGGACTGTCGTAGTATAGTTTGAAACATAGATTTAAGTATTAGGCAGGACATTGTATAAGTCCTGTCTAATGCTTGAGTCTAATTTTTAATGTTCTGATTGTCCGAAATTCGTACAACCAGGCTAAATGGAATTATTATGGCTAAGAAAAAAGTTACAGTTACTGAAATAAAAAAGGCTCAAGTAGTTATAGAGCTAGAAGTTCTTGAGCTGTTTCAGGCGTTTGAGAAAAAGTATGATACCTTTATAAGACACTTAAATCTTGATAGGAAGGATGATAAGAAAAAGAAAAATGAATATGATAGTGATTATAAAGGAAGATTAATTAATGTTACTATCAACATGGATGTAGTGGACTTACTATAATGCCCAATGATAATCTAACGCTAATACAGCTTAGACAGAAGATAGCAGAGCAGGATGGTAGGTATGACCTTGTTAATGCTGATTGGACAGACAATGGTCTTGACTATTATATCAATGCTGGTTCTCGATTCCTTGATAGTTACCAACTATCTCCGAAAAGTTATAAGTGGCTTAAGAAAGATATAATTGCAGGGGACTACTTTGTAGCTATCGAAAGACTACTTGCCGTTAAGGAAGTATGGATGAGAGATGCTACTACAGGATGGCAACTTACTAAGAAATCTTTAGGTTATATAAAAGAGAATTATCCTGGAGCTGTATCTGGCATTAGTAACGGTTTACCTGTTTACTTTGCAAGGGTGGTTACTGGACTTGCACCAGAGCAGAAGGCGCTAACATCTGCAAACTATACTGCTCAGTTTACACATGGTGGAGAGGATATTATCTTTAGCGACCAGGATGAAGGACATTATAAGCATACCGGTATTATGTGGATGCCTCCTTCAAGTGGTGCATATACTATCGAGGTACTTGGTCAGTTTATGTCAGACCCCCTTACTATTGATGGTGACAGAAACTTTTGGACAACACAGTTTCCTGAGGTTCTTATAGCAGCTACTAACATGGTTATAGAAGAGACTTATAGAAATACAGCAGGTGTTAAGGATAGATTGGGGATTATAGACAAGTATCTAATGGGTCTTGACCATGACCTTGTTGAAGAGGAGATAAGTGGTAGAAACCAAATGGATGAGGAAAACTAATGGCTACAGGAAGAGGAAAACGCACAAGATTTAATAGAGATAATAGAATTAGGGCTAGAGATAATATAAAGGTAAAACATATATCAATGTTAACGCCTTATGTTGTTCATGGTGAAAGCTACGAGGTCACTAATCCTTGTCTACTTCTTGAAGTAGTAATACCTATAACTGGTGTCATTCTTAATATTGAAACAAAGATGAGAAACCCTGTTAAGGAAGTCAAGGTAGATATGCACGTTAATGACCTCCTTGTAGGTAATGGTTTTGACTTAAAGGTTGAGAAAGGTGATATTGTTAAGGTTACTCTTACAAGTGATAATAACAAGGAGGAGCTTGCAACTAGTGCGTTTGTTTCAATAGCTATACTTCCTATTTATGATAAGAAGTTTATAGTAAAAATAAAGGTTGATGAGGAATGAAGGAATATAGTTTAACGATTGCTAAACCTTATATAAAGGGCTTGAGACCTGAAAGTAGATTTGTAAGAAACAATGACTTTCTGTATCAAGCACAAAATGCTGTGCCTCGTAAAGCAGGTATGCACCTTTATGAAAGGATATTACAACCTTTAGACCCAACACCAAGTATAGACTATCCCTTCCCTCAAATGTTTAAGGGTAGAGACTTTATACTGTTGTGTTTCGAGACCACTATATATATTGTAAATGCTGATTGGACATATACACAGATTACCACATATGACGCTTATTCTGTAGGTACTCCTAAGGCTATAACTGCCGGAGGTGCTTGGAACTTTGTGGATTATGGAGAACAGGCTTGGTTCTTATTTAATGGTAGTTGTATAGTATTTGAAAGTAAGTATGAAGAGTTTACAGGTACAGACAGCAACAAGGCTTTTGTTATAGATGATGTAGATATTGAATGTGGATGTACTCATAGAGGTAGGCACGTTATGGGTGGGTTCGACCCTACTACATTCTGGAAGAATGATTGGGATGACTTTTGGTCTGACTGGATAGATAATTATGAAGAGATAACTGATAATCTACCAAGCAATCTAAGAGATAACGTAAAGAATAACTTTGTCTGGTGGGGTCAGGTTGGTGGAGGAGATGCACTATCCTTATTCTTCTCGGATATTATGCGTCTTGGTGTTACTGATGATGAAAGCTCCTATAATGAAGATGAGTCACCTATGCTATTTGATATGCTTGAAAAGAATGACGGAGGTTTCCTACCGGTACATTGGCAAGGAGCTGTATACCAAACGCTTCCTATGGGTAAGAATATTATCCTATATGGTTCTGAAGGTATAGGTGCGCTGACGCTTGAACGAGACCCAATATCAACTTATGGCTATAAGGAAATAGCTAACTTTGGTACGTTCTCAAGGTTGTCTGCCGGTGGAGGAGATGGTGGTCATATCTTTGTCTCTACAATGGGTGATATATGGAAGATTACTCCTGAGCTTGAAGCTGTTAAACTTGGCTTTAAGGAGTATATTAGTAGTATTGTAGACACAGACCTTGTTGTACAGTACAATCCATACCTTGATGACTTTTATATAAGTAATGGAGTTGACAGCTTCATACTAACGGCTGATGGGCTTGGTCAGATAAGGGAATGTGTTACATCATTATTTATGTTTGAGGGAAGTCTTATTGGTGTAGCTGAAGATGTAGCTGGTGCTAATAGGGGAGACTTTATTGTAACAACTGATGCACTTGACTTTGGGTATAGAGCTAAAAAGATGGTACAGCTTATAGAAGTAGCAGTCGACACTAAAGATGTTGCATATGTTGCTATTGACTATAGGCATGACAAGAGTGATGATTATACTAGGAGCAAATTTGTACGAACAAATCCGGAGGGTGTTGCTGTACTACCAGTCTCTGGGCTTGATGTTAGAATTGTGGTTAAAGTACCATTTGTTGATGAAACTGATTGGTATGTTAACCAAGACTATATTTTAATTAGGTGGAAACCTATAGACATGAGATATGTAAGGGGCTTGAACATTGTTAAACAAGATTTATCCTGAAGACGTAGCTAAGAGCTGGGAGGTGTTTGCACCTCTTATAGCTAAATCAATACCACCTGCACTTGGTGGTAACGTGACTACGATGACATCTATCCTTGAAGCGATTATGGTAGAAACGCTTGACTGTTGGGTTCTGCTTGGTCGAAATTCGGACAACCAGAACATGAGCGCATTTGCTACCACACATATAGTAGAGGATGAACTTACAAATGAGAAGTCATTATTAATATATACTCTTACAGCTATGCCTAAGGCAATAATAACTATGGAAGATTGGTCAGATGCCTTGAAGACAATAAGGACGTATGCACACTCTAAAGGGTGTTCATATATATCTGCATTTTCTGACATACCAAATGTAGTTTCACTTGCTAAGAAAGCAGGTGCTAACATTAAAACAACTTTTATAAGATTAGAGGTATAATATGAGTAGAGGTGGAAGTTCACTTGGAGCAAGCGGCACAGGTTTTCCAGCTTATATGACAACCGTTCATGAGGAATGGCTTGGTCAATCAGGAACACCTGATGTAATAGATTTTAGTGTTGTAGACCTTATGAATACTGCTTTCGGAGCTGCTACACCTTTCGAAGGGTTTGATTATGTAGACCCAGAAAATTGGCTTGAGGAAGTAGAAGATTCTATCCAAAGCGTTGTAGATGAGCTTGAAGGACTAGACCCAGAGACGGATTGGAAGTCAAATATGACTAAGGCAATAACAGAGGTGGCGACGCTTATTGATACTGACTACGGTACAGTAGCAACTGCTATGTCAGCTGCATGGGGAAGCCTTTCAACTAAGGCACAATCGGAAATGGCGCTTATTATTACCGACGGTCATATATCTACTATTATAGCGTACTTTGGTACTTGGGCATCTATTATAGATGCTGCCATAACAAAGGCAGGTACAGCAATAACAAATGCCTTCGCTGGTGTTGCCATAGCTGGTATAACAGAATGGACTACTGTTCTAGATGATGCCAAGACTAAACGTGATGCTATATTTAGCGATAGTGAAATGGCAAATAAGGTTGATGCTTATGAAGATGATACGCTTCCAAGTTATCAAAGGGAAGTAGCAAGATTTGCCGGTGGTATGGCTGATATTAATGCTGTTAATAGTTCTGCCTATATGGTGGGCTTATCTTTACTGGCTCGTAGGAGAGTACAAGATGTTAACAAGTTTAGGGCTGACCTTAGAGTTGAGTATGAGAAGGAAAGTATGAATTTCATCCAGAACATAGCTACCTTAAGGGGTGATATTGAAAGGGGTGAGGCAAATATACATGGAAACCTTCTTGGATTACATGCAAGGATTCAGAAAGAGTTCATAGAAAATACATCAGACCTTGCAGGTGAAATTGACTTTAGAAAAGCAGATACTGAGCGTAGACTAAGGGATTCATTTGAAGACAGGAAAGTTACCTTTATAACTAAGTCGCTTGTATCTATGATTGAAATGCTTCTTAACCAAACGAAGCTAAGGGTGATGGCTACTAACGCTGGTATAACCGAAATGATGAGGTATCAGTTAACAACAGTAGACATGAGTAGAGCCCTTGCTTCATTAATAGCAGAATTTAATAGACTAAAAATTGTAGCTTCACAAGAGTATCTTGATAGGACGCTTGACCTTGACGTTAAAAATACCCTATGGGATATGAACATATATCAGTATGGAACTAATGTTCTATCCGGTATTGGTGCAGGTGGACAAATAATGCCAGAGAAAATGTCAGCTTCTCAGTCAGCTCTTGGTGGAGCATTAGGTGGAGCTGCTTTGGGAATACAGTCAGGCGGAGGCCCGGCAGCAATAGCGGCTGGAGCAATTCTTGGTGGAATAGGGGGATACCTTGCAGGTGCATAAACATATAGGAGAGAAAAATGCCTAAAAATATAATTGAACAAATCTTTGGTATAAAGATACCTAAGAAAACTCAGCTTGTCAGACCCTTTGACTTTATCAACAAGGATAGAGATGAAGAAATCTTACCACAGTTAGATATAGTTACAGAGTTACAAAAGCCACGAGTACAACTGTCTGATGTGAGAAGTGAAGGTCTGGGACTTCCAACTGCCCTAAGGAGAACTCCAGATGAGGATATGGAGATGCCTTTACTATTTGCTGAGGAAGCTCCAACTATGGAGTTTGATGCTACCGTAGAAACTGAAGGACAAAAGTTCACAAGACAGACAGGTGAGTTTTTACAAAGTCCTGAATTTTCCTATATGCTTGCTGCACTAGGAGCGTCTATAGGAGGCAAGGACTCTGTTGGTGGTATGCTTGGTCAGGCTGCTATTGAACAGATACAGAGTAGTGTGTTTGAGGATTATATGTCTGCTTTAGATGCAGGTGAGGATGTATCAAAGATTCCAGGAGTTAGTCTACTTCCTGTAGCTATGAAGTCTCGAGCACTTGCGGAAAAGAGAGCAGAGGGTAAACTTGTTATTGAGGAAAGAGAACAAACAACAGAAGAGAAATCTGAGGTTGCATTGTCGAAGTATAGGGATGCTGCTTCACAGGAGCTTTATTCTAATATAGAAAAAAGGTTACCTGACTTAGAAACGCTTGAGTTCCAAAGGGGTACTAAACGTATGGAGATGGAGTTTAGACTTGAGGCAGTTAAGTTAAAGGGTGAGTTTGATACTAGTGCTTACCAGAACCAAATAAAACTTTATGACAGAATGTCTAAGGCTGTAGACGAAAAGATTAAAGATGAAGAAGGTATTATGCACAGGATGAGTCCAGGTCAGACAACGAAGTTGAGGCAAGACTATTGGAGAGAGGAGCTTACGCAAAGTAAAGGAATGAGTCCTGAATGGTTTAGGTTACACTTCCCAGACCTACCGGAAGATAGTAAAGATATTCAAGAAGGTGAAATGTATATGGCTATCAAAGATGGTAAGTGGGTGGTAGTTCAGATAGAAGCTGATGGTTATAAAGTTGTTAAGGAAATACAGTAATGCCTCAAGAGTTTGTATTTAAAGATTTACAATCGCCATTAGCCGTAAGGTTAAGTGATGAAAAGAAGTCTGGTCTAACGCCAGCTCCGCCGGATGGGTCTGGGAAGCTTTTATCATTAGATGGGCTTTCCACTCCCTCCGGTTTACCAGCCCCAAGCCTACAGTTTGGCATACCTCCTATATCCATAGATGATAACCCTGAGGAAGATGTTGATGCGCTAACTAACTTCTTTAGAACTGTATATAAAGATATGATTGTTGGCACTAAATCTTCCTACCAAGAACTTAAGGGTCAGCATGTTGCTGGGCTTAGGACATTACAGGAAGCAGAAAGGGAGTATAAAACTGATGATGGTGCTTCTGCTTTCTTTGGTCACACACTTAGTAGCATAGCACCAACCGCCCTTGCCATAGGTGCTGGTGTGGTTGGGTCTCCAGTTCTAGCCGGTATACTTGCCATTGGAGCACTTGGATATTATGTGCTTGGTGGAGCAGGTGGAGCACTTAGAGACTTAAGGCTTTATGAAGATGAGAGTGGAAAGGAGTTTAGTCCAGCAGTAGAAAGTTCTGTTGCAGTTGGAGCAGGTCTTGCCATTGGAGCATCAGAGATGTTAGGTGCTAAGATTATAGGTAGGAAGTTTATACAAGGTATGACAAAGGTAGCACTCAAGGAGATTGGTGATGCTTACCGTGCTAAGAACCTAACGCTTGCTACTAAGCTTATAACGAAAGAAGTGGTTAAGAGTGGAGCACTCTCTGCTGGTATAGAAGCTGGTGAGGAAGGTGTTGAGAATACCATTAATAATTTTATAGAATCTGTATACAATCCTGATAAGCGTACCCTTGAAGGTCTTACTGAAGGACTTGCTCAAGCTATGAAGATGGGAGCAGTCGGTGGTCTTATACTTGGTGGAGCAGGTAAGGGTTTAAAGCTTGGTGTTGATAAGAACGACCTTATTAGGATGAGTGGAGAGTATCTTAATAAAGAAACATCGAACCAACTCATAAGAGATATACAAACAAAGATGCCTAATGTTAGTAAGGATGAAGCGATTGGTGTTACAATGTTGTTGGTTGCAAGGGCTAACAAGATGGGTATGGAAGTTAATGAGGTACTTGAAAATCCTGCTGTACAAGATGAGCTATTTGGTGGCAACGCAAGGTTGCTTAATAATAGCTTAGGGGAACAGACATTCCCAGACCTGATACAATCAATAGGTCATATATACGCACGAACTCTGGATGCTGATGAACAAGCTATCGCTAACAAGCTGTTCAAGGTTGGTGAGGGTGAGTGGACAGAGGAACACTCAAAGAAGTTTGCAGAATCCTTCCAAGCTTATATTACAAAGGGTAAGACAACCAATAAGGAAATGAAGGGTTTATTTGTTGACTTCAACGCTTGGATGTCCAATGTTTATAAGTCAGCTAAGCTACAAGACAAAGATGCTACTATGAATAAGGAAGTATCTAGGATGTTTAACCAGATGCTTACCACCTATGAAGAAACGAGAAAGGATAAAGCTTTTGAAAACTTCCAAGCCCTACAGGATAGACAGGCAGCCTATACAGAATACTTAGCCATGCCATATACATACTTTAAGGAGGGTATGAATAAGATAGGTAGGAAACTTGATATACAATATAGATTTAAGGATGCTCCTAATACAGGGCTTGCTGCTAAGTTAATTCATTCTATAGGAAAGCAAAATGAGGTTGAGGGTCTACGACTTTATGGAGATATGTATAAGAGTATAAAGTCTCAAGGTGTCTCAAGGAAGCATACTATAGAGAAACTTAATGAGCTTGTGTTCCTTTATGAAGATGATGCTAAGTGGAATCTGCTTACTGTAGAAGAGAAGGAGATACTTCAACCGGCTAAAGTCCTACTCCGTAATTATATGAAAGAGTCCTTGAAGTCCTACAAGACTACTGGTGGTCTTACTCTAGGCTTTGAAGAAAGGATAATGGATACACTTCACACAAGGCTGGCTGAGCTTCAAAGCAAGACTGTTCGTGGTAACAAGGCAAGAATTAAACACTCTGAAAGAATTAGGAAAATTGAAGAAATGATAGAGAGAGCTAAAGGTATGCACTTCCTTCCAATACCCATTAATCTTTGGCTCAACTCTATCCTTGCACATAAGCCAGAGCTTGGCAGACAGGTTCTATCTATACTTGCCGCTAAGAAAAGACAGACCTTTATGATAGCTGACTTGTTTGATAAGAAGCATGGGCTTGACATCAAGGAGAGTGATGTACGCATGGGAGATATACTTGCTTCGTATGCAAGGAAGAAAGGTAAAGACCTTGCGTTCCTGAACTTGAGGGAAGCGCTGATAGAGGATGGCATCGCTGTGAAGAAAAAGAGGGATAAGAATGGTAAGGTCAATAAGCATTGGACTAAGACTATGAACAACGCTGGGTTCGTAAACACCCCCATATATACCCCATTTTTGTACGATTACATGGTCAAGAACGACTTTTTTCAATATTTAGATGGTATCACCCGAAGGGCAGATAACTTGGGCATACCGTCGAAAATTTTAAATATTACTAAGATGACACAATTCTATAATCCGTTGTTCCTGCCCATGTATGACATCATACAGGGCGTTATGTTAGGAAGTACCACAGGTCTCACAGCTCGTATGTTGACCGGTGCAGGTGTTGGTGCTAAGGTAGGAGCTGTTGGCGGAGTTGTTGGTGGTGCATTAGGAGGATTTATTGGTGGTGGTATAGGACTTATTTCTGATAAGAGATTTAGAAGTGCAATAAGAAGCGTTGTAACAAAGGATGCTAAGTATCAAGGCGCAGTTAGTAATGGTCTTACTTCAACACCATATCCTAACCCATTACAGAACTATCAGGAACAGATGAATACTATGGCTTCTGGTACACCAGAACTCAGGAACTTGATTACAAACTTTGCAACTGTTAATCCTGTTAAAATCTTTAAGGCTGTTTACACGCTGTCTTGGAATACTGCATGGCAACTAGATGGTATTATTAGAATGTACTCCTATAACTACTTGATTGATAAGAAGGGGTTGTCTCCTGAGAAGGCTGCACAAAGAGCTGCTTTGTTTCATGGTGACTATGCCGGTGTACCTGCAAGGACAAGGAATCAGATGAACCGTTTGTTCTTTACACCTACCTTTAAGGTAGCTATGGGTAAGCTCTATATAAATATGATACATGGATTTGGTCAGACAATAGCGCCAACCATCAAGACTTCGGCTGATGCTAAGAATAACTTTTATGCTGTCCTCAGGATGGTAGCTATGCTTGGCGCTTGGGATATGCTTATGATGAGTCTTGGATATGACAGAGACCAGTTTGGTCGTAGGTATGTTAAAGAGGTAGAGACTGAAGAAGGTAAAAAGGAATCGGTGCTTACATTTAGTGCTCCTCATAATATGTTCCTCAAGTATGCGTACAGAGCTAACGAAGCCTTCGGTCCAGAGGTAGATAATGCTATGATGCAGTTAGTAAAAAGTAACAGCTGGGAAATACATCCTCTTTATCGTGTAAGCTTTGCTATAGCTAGTAATGAAAAATCAGATGGCTCACCTATCTACGGACACCTAGAACCTTATGAGGGTAAGCTTATGAAGATGACAGCCTATATGATTAAGGGATTGCTACCTATACTTAAAATATATGGTGGTGAGGTTGAAAGTGCAGATGCTAGGGAACAGCTTAAGAAAGAGATAGGACAAACATCAGAGCTTCTTACAAGATACTTTACTTTTACCTATCTAAGAATGCCTAAGGAAGTTAGAATGTCCAACTCAATACAACGCCTTAAGGCTTTCTTCCATGAAGATATTAATAATGTTTATAAAGATATTGGTGAAGTTCCTAACGCTGTACTTGAAGAGCGGTATAAGGAGCTTCTAAAAAAGGTTAACAAAATACTTAAGTCCTACAATGTAGATATGTATGGTGAACTTGATGAGCTTGATTAGTCCTCCTCAATATTCCAAACACTATCATTAAAACCAAGAGTTTGTTCATAAGAATACCTTAACTCACTGGCTTCTATATCTATAAATCTTCTCATCAACCTTGTGTTGGCTCTATCCAATTCAAACCCTAAGAATATCTTTGCAAAGAGAACAACATTATCTGCTATTTTATCAATGTCTTTTTTTGTGTATTTCTTTTCACACATCATTTATCCTCATTAATACCTATAATTTTAGCTTGGTCTTCTAGTATATAATCTCTAAGATACTTAGCATAGTTATTCCATAGTCCGCCTTTAGCAGTAAAGAATATTATTTCAGTTCTGTCAATACTTATAGTTCTTGCACGACCAAAGGCTTTCTTAGCAAACTCTACTCCCACAGCTTCGTCTATAATTTCTCCATTATCAAACATTACTTTCATGTCCAGACTCTATTGTTGGAGGTTAAATATAAATGAGCCAAAGGATGAAGTGTATTTTATACAGTCTCCATAAAAAGGTTCGAGTTCTGGCGTCCAATCAGGTCTTTTAGCTGACCTTTCTAATGGGTCAATATCCCAGTGACTAAGAAAGATATAGTCATACAAGTATTTAGGTATAGCCATCTCTGCTTCATTATTTTTAAAGCTAAATATGCTTGGATTAAACTGCCATTCAGCCCATACACTTAAAAACCTATCTATACTAATTATATTTGTCTTTGTATTAATATATATCATCTTAATCTCTATACCTTGCCCAGACCTCATCAGTTATATCTAAGATATTATTTATATTGTTTCTATCAAAAACCTTGTCTCCATTAGATAAAACATACTGAGTACTTTTATCTGACCAATGACAGTATACACACCAGTCATGAGCTGTTCCTATCTTTAATATCCAATGTAGTTCTTTTCCAGAGCCAGTCATATGTAGCCCTTCAAGGTTATCCTTAGCATAACCAAGAGCTAGGATTTTATCGCTGTTAATATCATTATCTAATTGTTCTATTGTTAGTACTGTTCTACTCATTATCTTCCTCCTCTTCTTCTAAGTCATCTATTATTACTGATGTAAAGCGTACACCAACATCTTTAGTACCCCTTCCCATACCATGTACTTCCACATAGTGTATACCTCTTATCTTACACCACAAACGTCTGAACCATCTAAGTATAGCTCCAGGTCTCTTCTTTTGCTTAGCCGTTTTCGTTATTGTAAATTTCTTAGCTATAGCTTTTTGTAAAGGTGTAAGTTCTTTATCAAAAAAAGTCTCTATAAACTCTACTAGACCCATACTTTTATTAATCTTTTTGTTCATCCCTATCCTTCAATTTTAAGGTAGTCTGGTCGTCCGTTTTTCGGACAACTAGCCTTTTCTTTTCCTTCGCTTCCTTCCTTTCTCTTTCCTCTTTACTAACATACTCAAGGATAGCTTCATTACCAATGTAGTGTGGTTTGACTACACCCATACTTACCAACGTATCAATTATCCTTGATAGTGTTAGCTTGTCAGCGTCTAAGTAGAATAGCCTTAACAGCTCTGATTGACTAATCTTACCCCTTATCGCTAATGTTCTTATAACCCTATCAGTTACTTCAGACAGGTCGCTCTGACCCATACCGCTAAATGTATAGGGCATCTTGACTTCTGTCTGTTCAAGGATAGTTATTGCTTCCTTCATATGTCTAATCTCAACCAGTAGTGAGTCATCCTCTGCGGCACTTAATATCATACTTAGCTTAAGCACATGGTGAGGTCTCCGTTCTAAGTAACCACTAAACTTAGAGTCCATTACTGGTGGATTCTTTGTTTGGTTTGTATACCAATCTATCCAGTAGTTCATAAACTCTTCCGTAATTTTAAACTCACCACTCATCATTTGTAGTTTACCTAAGTCTTCTTCAAGACTTTTCCGAAGCTTCTTATCTAAAGGTGTTAGGAAAGGAGCTGGTACAATCTTACCTTTATCTTCTTCATAGACAAATATGATACGGCTAGACAACCCCCCACCAATAGCATCTTGGGGAAGGGCTGTCTGTATCAATTCAGGTGTTGTTGCTCCAATCAGGTTAACCCAAACATTTATAATCTCATCAGTACCCATGTGCTTTGTTCTATATGTCCACCTATCATCACAGTCATACCAGTCAGTGAGTGCGCTCATAAGTGGTGCATTATTATACCCTAAGAATACTGTTAACTCTTTACTAAATATCGTCAACGAGCTATGTATGTTTATAACATGGTCTTTTACATTAATATCAGTCTCCTCAGCTCCTTTTATATCTTGTATAAGCGCTTCTCTTGTTATAGAATCTGCGCTCATGTTAATACCAATACCTCTGAGAAGAGCTTGTCCAGGATACATGGCAGTCCCCTTCCTGCACTTACCACTCGGACCGACTAAGACTATATACATATTAGGAAACGTTTTCTTTTCCCACTTTAAATAAACCCTTCTTTGAAGTACAGAAGCAATAACAGATATGCCTACCCATAAACGATAGAGGTCTGGTGGTTCACTATTAAGCGTGTACTTTAGGTAGGACTCTAACCAGTTACTAAGTTTTCTTGCCATTGATAAGCCTATCTATATCTACAGTCGCTATGATTTGTTTATCAACGGAGAAGGTGCTACCACATTTAGGACACCCATACGTTATCTCTACTTTGTAAAAGGTATGTTTACCTCCTTCACTACAGTCTTTACTAATAAACTTATTTATCTGGTCAAGTGCCTCTTCCTTATTTTTACAACTTACCTTCTTTAAGTTCTTCGATTGCTCGTTCAATTTCTTGTCCTACATCCTCTTGATTAGTCAATTTAATTTCTTTAACATCATAAAGGTTATAGCCAAGTTTACACGCAACAGGTATTATAAATTCTCTACCCTTATAGTTTAGTGTTACCTCAAGACTTTCCTTTATATTATTTATTATTTCTCCATGTGCTTCCCAACCAAT